GGTAGAGGTCGACGGATTCAGGACCCGGAGCATCAGCAAGGATGGGTGTATGACGTTCGATGACGTTGAACGAAAGAGTGCAACATTCAGCGTATCGGGCGCGCTGGTTTACAACGCCAGCAAAGGCAACGCAACCTTGTGCGTTCTAAACCTAGGCGGCGCGCGTCATGTCTTTGAAGGCGCATTTGAATTGAAATTTCCCAAGCCAACCGAAAATAACGCACTCATTCTTTTAGCTTAAATATGAAACCGACAAACCCAATTATTATCGACGGAGAAACCTACGACATTTACACGATCAACCTTGCGATCACCAGCATCGTGAATGCAGACGCAAGCGAAGACGCGAATGTTTCAATGCGCTTGCTTCCTACACGGGTTGCGAATGGCGAGGTTATCGTTGCTGACGCTTATGCTCGCGTCATGTTGCTCGGCAGCGTCGACAACGTCGATCTCGCAACGAAGACCGCCGTTGCTCAAATTTCAGCGAGCATTCAAGAGTTTATCTACGCGAAGGGGCTGTAAAAAATGGCGCTTATTATTTCAGCGGCAACGGGCAACTTTAACGCCGGAGCGACATGGGTCGGTGGCATCGTTCCAACAGTCGGTGACGAAGCCCGTGCATCAACAGGTCACACGATCACGATCACTGCAAACGCAAGCTGCGACGAAGTTTCAAACGCGGGCACAGGTAAATTTGTCCTAAATGATGGGGTCACTCTCACTGCAAATGTGACGAGCAAATCCACCACGCTAAACTCCAATGTTTTAGAATTTACAGCTAATTTCCCTGCTCAAAGTTATATCGTTGGTAATTGTGCAGGCGGTTCAAGTAACAGCACTCGCGCCGTTTTGCATAATTCAACGGGAACCCTAAATATTACCGGCAACTGCACCGGAGGAATTGTAAATTCAAACTGTTTTGGCGCAATTAATAACTCAACAGGGACTCTCAACATAACTGGGAATGTTGCATCCGGTCTCGGGTCAGCGTGCCATGGCGTTCAAAACGCTGGTAGTGGTTCTGTTTTATTGACCGGAAACGCAACCGGCAGCAACGGCGCCTCTGCTTTTGGAGCAAGCAATTCCTCTACCGGAACTTTAACCGTTACAGGAATTGCGACAGGGGGTAGCATAGCCACTTCGGCAGGAGTAAATAATGCAAGCACAGGAGTCGTGAATCTTGGTCGAGCCAAGGGGAATGCTTATGGGCCTGGAAACACCAGCGGACTTGCTGCTTCCGTGGGCGCGTTAAATACCGGCCTCGGCATCATCGAGATCGAGCAACTCGAATACGGCACATACGGCATGTCGCCAACGAGCGGCACCGGCATCCGCCTCAAAAAAGCCAATACCAATGTCGCGGTCTTCAATTACGCCGACACCGCAGGCGCAAAGACTTTAATCGACGCCACCGCGAATGTCGCCATGCCAGCCGCCGCCGATGTCCGCACCGGAGTCAACTACGCATCGGGCGCGTTGACCGGCACCTGCGCCGTCCCAGCCGCCTCCAGCGTCGGCTTCGGCGTCCCCGTCGATGCCACCACCGGCACCGCAGCGCTCACGCCTGCGAGTGTGTGGGATCATTTACTTTCAGCCATCACAGCAAGCAGCACAATCGGCACGCTTCTTAAGACCAACATCGACGCGACAATTTCAAGCCGCTCAACATTGACCGCCGCAAACGTGAGAACAGAACTCGCGCCAGAACTAACCGAGATCGGAGAGATCCACGCAATCCACGGTCTCGACATAGCAAACGCGCTCACGGTCACGCCAACGCTACGCGCAGCGGGCGCTATCACTCAAGCGATCACCGGAGACGGCACAACGAACACCGTAGTCACGCGAGTCTAACCGTATGTTAGCTTCCCTGCCCATTGCTACGCAGGGCTTAATGCCAAGCCCGACGCCGCTTTCAATCGGCGTGCAGGGCTTGTTGTTCGTTTCGGTAGTCCCGCCAGTTCCTATCGCTCCGACCGATCTTCCTGGCGGTGGCGGAAGGCGGGACGAGCGAAAGGTGACGCTCTACGCTCTCGGCAACCGACTCCGATATTCGGTCGGAAGCGTCGATATAAGCGCAGGAACGCGGATAAATGTAACAGGCAGCGCGTTTAATTCTCGCACCTCCGACGCCGCGCTTTCGATAAGCGCAAGCACGACGGCAAAAGGCAACCGCAACCATACCGGCACGGGTCGCGCTGGCGTCTCAATTTCGTCCACGTTCGACGTTGTTGGATGCGAAGAAGAGAACGAGCTTGAAGTTTATTTAATGGCGCAAGCGGCTATGGAATTGATGGACAGCATTTGACATCCGCGCCTTCGCATGGATGTCATCGAAGGCGTTTCAATTATTTCAATCGGCGAAGCAAAAGGCCACGGGCTATACGTTGACGATCAGACTTTGATGGAAGTCAAAGAATGCGCCGAGTCATACAAAGGCGGCGTGAAGGTCAACCTCGACCACGGTGCAGGCATTAAAGATATCGTCGGCTTCGTAAACAATTTCCGCATCGTCGGATCGCAACTCTTGGGCGATCTCAACCTTCTTCAAACATCGCCAATGCGCGACTACGTCTTGGAGATTTCCAGCAAACTCCCAGACACATTCGGTATCAGCATCGCATTCAGCGGGCCGATTCGCGAAGTGAACGGGATGGACTTCGCAAGTTGCACCGAACTCTACAGCGCCGATCTCGTGCAAACTCCAGCCGCAAAAGCAACCGGATTGTTCTCATTCACGGCCAAGCAAGTTGACAAATTTTTCAAACAAATGGAAGACGCAACAATTGAAATCGAACCAAAGGAGGACGAGGTCAGCATCGCCGACATCGTTTCTCGTCTCGCCGCTCTTGAAACCGCCTTCGGCGACTACAAGAACAAAATGGAAATGCCAGCCGAAGCTCCAGCAGCCGAGCCTATGAAAGAAGAGATGGCCGCTGAACTCAGCGCAATTTCCAAGCTCGAAGCAAAGCTCGACACGATCATCAGCAACTTCGGAGCCGCCCCAGTTAAGGCTTCGGTAGTCGCAGAAGAGAAAGCCGAAGAGAAATTCGATCTCAAATCGATCATCACCCAGAAAACCGAGGAACTCGGAAGCCGCACCGAAGCGATCCGTTTCGCAATGCGCAACCACCGCGAAGCCTACATCGAAGCCCGCGACAACAACCAACTCAACTTTTAATCCTACCTAATTTATGGCAACACAAAACGACAACGGTATTCGGAGCTTCGCCTTCGCATCCGCTATCACAGCGAATACGCTCGTTAATATTTCGGGCGACAACGCGGCGCAAGCCGCATCAACCGGCGCTAATGCTATCGGAGTCGTCCAGAATGACGTCGCCGCTGGTGCTCAAGGCGCTGTCAAACTTTTCTTCCCTTCACAATTCGGCATCGTGTCCGCGATCGTGACAGCCGGTAACACCGTTTATGCGGTGACCAGCGGGCTCATCCTCGGCACATACGCCAACGCTTCGACCGTCACTCTTGGAGTTGCGATCAACAGCGGCGTAGCCGGTGACATCGTGGAATACGTTCCTAAATTCAACCAATAACTAATCACCCAATATGGCACTCTCATACACAACCATTCGCGCAGACATCGCCCAGGCTGTCTTCGAAGGTCTCAGCAACAAAAACAATTTGTTCATCGGCACAGAAGTAATGCCCGTGTTCTCCTCAGACGTTCGCTCCGGCGCATATCTGAAGTTGAACCTCGGCGACTCCGAAGCCCTAAACGACGACGCGCTCAAGATCGCCGCTGGTGCTGGATACCCCCGCACAAGCCGCCGTTTCACAAGCGACTCGTTCGACGCGATCGAATACGGTCTTGAGGAAGTTCTTCCTGACTCCAACCGCCGCGATCTCGACAGATTCTTCGACACCGAAGTTAACATCGCCGCGATGTTGCTCCGCCAAATCCAAGTCTCGCATGAGGCTCGTGTTGCTTCCGCAGCATTCGCCGCCAACGGCCTGACAGCGATCAGCGCCAGCGCAGCCTACACCGAAGCGAACATCACCAGCTTCGACGTCCCAGGCGACGTTGCCGCAGCCAAGCTCGAACTCGCCAAATACGGCGTGCTCGCGAATACATTGATCATGTCCATGCCAGTGTTCGAGCGCATCCGCCGCTCGGCCAAAGTGCAGAACCAGTTCTTCGGCATTGTTCCTTCCGATCAAAGCCGTCTCTTGAGCGAAGGCGAAGTTGCCGCCGCTGTCGGAGTCGACCGCGTTCTCGTAGGCCGCGCACCCAAAAACACAGCCAAAAAAGGCCAAGTGTATTCGGGCGGGTTCATCTGGAGCAACACCTACATGGCACTCGCCAACACGGTTGGTGGTGACTTCTCCGGTGGTGGATTCGGTCGCACGATTGTATGGGCCGCTGATTCTCCAGTCCCATTCGTATCCGAAACCTATCGCGACGAAGCTCGCCGCGCTGACGTTCTCCGCGTTCGTCAGAATGCTGCCGAGAAAGTTATCGACGGATCCAGCATCATCCGCATCACAACAGGATACGTGTAAAATTCCCCGCAAGTAAGCATCGGAAAAGCCACCTCGAAAGGGGTGGCTTTTTTGTTTTTGTTGACATATACTGCAAGAGTAAACATGGAACAAAAACAGAAGCTAGTCGCAGGGCTTATCTGCGGCAACGAAGAGCCGCGCATCGAGCGATGCGTTAAGTCGCTGAAACAGATATGTGACGAGATTGTTGTCGTTCGCGCAATAGGAGCACTCAAACCAGATCGAACTCTTGAAATAGCAAAGGAACTAGGTTGCCATGTTGACGAATATCTCAACTCTCCGCTTGTGGCAGACTGGGAACATCTCGATAACTTCGGAGAAGCCAGGAACAAGGCGTTTGCGAAAGCCTACGAGCTAGCAGGAAAAGAGGGATGGGTAATGTGGGCAGACTGCGATGACATCATTGAACCGGCAATGGTCGCGCCTACGATTGCCGCGCTTGAAGAATGCCCACCAGAACAAGACTGGATATTGACCGACTACGTTATTCCGGAACAAGGCAAACGCGCTCCACGCGAGAGATTCTTCCGTTACCAGACGGCATGGTGGCATCGTCCCGTTCATGAGAACGCGCAGCCTACGAAAGACGTTCAAGTTTATATGCGGCGTGATCTTGAAATCATACACCAACCGCCGCTAGGTCACAGGAACAGCAGCGAGCGCAACCGCCGCATCTTAATGCACCAAGACCGGATGACGTCGCACTTCAAGTTTTACCTACACTATGAGAACTTCATTGCCGGCAACAAGGAACTCGCCGCAAAATACGGCTCCGAAGCCTTAGCCTTGAGCGATCTCGACGGCGTAAACCGCTACGAAGTATTGTTAAACTGTGCTAACCTGACATCAGGCGCAACTTCTCTCAACCTTGCACGCAAGGCTAGAGAGCTTGAGCCGAAACGCCGCGAAGCCTACGGGCTGGAGGCCAGCATCCTTCTTGATGATAAAAAATACCCAGATGCGTTAAAAGTCGTAGAAGAAATGCTCGAAGTGCCAACTCCTAAGTTTCCGCAATGGACGCACAGAAAGGAATGGTATGGATGGAAAGGCGATCAGCTCTACGCATGGGTGCTCCGACTTCTCGGACGCAACGAAGACGCTGAAGAGATCGAACGCGATACTTTGGCTGGATCGAACAAGCCTAAGATTTCACTCGTCCATGCAACGCGCGGAAGGCCGGTAGAGGCCGTGCAATGCATGACGCTATGGTTATCTCGCGCAACGCATCCAGAGCGCGTAGAGCACATCTTCGCGGTCGATCACGACGACGAGACAGCGGACGTGCTCAAACGATTCCGATCGGTTACGCAAAAAGAGGGTGGTTTTTCCGTCGGAGCTTGGAATCTCGGAGCCGCGCAAGCGACCGGCGACATCATTATTCAACTTTCAGACGATTGGGAGTGCCCTCCAGGGTGGGACGAAATGATAGAAAAACGTCTCGATATTTCAAAACCGCAGGTGCTTCGTATCTCGGACGGATATAGAAAAGACGATTTACTTTGCATGGCGATCTTAACGTGTAAATATTTTCAAGAAAATGGACTATTCAACCCAAGATTCCGAAACGTATATTCCGACACAGACTTCACCTTTCGTGCCGCGAAAAATGGGGCGATTGTTGATGCTCGTGACATTAACATCGTTCATCATCACCCGTTTTTCGAGGATCGTCCGCTTGATGCTACATACGAGCGCGGAAACGATCCGGCTGAGTATGAAAGGGCAAAGGCAATCTTTGAAGAACTCCACCCGAAATGAGTGACACACCAGAGACAGATCATCTTGAAGTTCAATTAGGGCAAGCGGCAACGCACTCGCATCCGATTTTGTGGGAACACAGTCGTAAGATGGAACGCGAGCGCGACGAGGCGAGGAACGATTTAGATAATATGCAAGACCAGCGAGACCTTGCTATGAAAGTGATTTCAAGGCTGGAGCGCGAGCGCGACGAGGCGAGGGAGATGGTTGAAAATCTCACAAAACATGGACTCAATTTAATGGATGAAAACCGAATAATAAAGCGCAAGCGCAACGAAGCGGAAAAGAAAATCCAACGGCAAGCAGAGCGCATCCAAAAACTGGAAGGGGCAACAAACCACGCTGGAGGTACACCACTTTCGATTGCTTTACGCGAGCGCGACGAGGCGAGGGAGCTAGCTCATCGCTTCCGATCCATCTATTATTCGAAACTTGGAATTGAATCTAGTGCGAGCCGGTTTCCTTGGGAGGACAAATTAGGCCATGAATAAAGACGTAACATTGATCGTGTTTGAAGGCGTAAAGGCAAGGCACGAACAAAGCGAAAAATTGTTCAACCACCTTTGCGGATTGGGCGGATTCGGAGACGCCGTTTATATCTCCGAGGATTGCAACTACCAACAAGCGATGCACTGGGAACTCGGTCACTTTGCCGACTATTTCGACACTTCGCACGCGCTTATTTGCACGCATGATCGATTTATTGCCAATCCGCACTTGTGGCAAGATTCATGGCTTGAATACGACATGATCGGCGCTCCGTGGCCTGCGTTCTGGAACGTGGGACATCGCGTCGGAAATACCGGCTTCACGCTCCAGAGCCAGAAATTCTTGCAAATGGCAGCGAAAGCCGAGGCGCTCTGGAAGGGCGAGGCAGGGGATGTCTTTTTGTGCCGCACGATGGAGCAAGGATTCCGTGATAACGGCATCAAATACGCGCCGGTGGACGTAGCAGCGGCGTTCTCATGGGAACATTACATCGAAGAAAACACAGCGGGGCCGGATCGTTCTTTCGGATTCCACGGCTGGGTGGCAGGAAAATCAGCGGAACAATATTATACGTTTTGAATATCCTAATTGTTTATCACTTGAGGCTCGGAGACATCGCTCGGTGCTTACCGATAGCGAAGCACTTCGCCGACCAAGGACACAACGTAATGTTTGAATGCCTGCCAGAATATCACGGTCTTTTCGAGATGGTGGATTATTGCAAGCCGCTTTACCCACAAAACGACCACAGCGGCTTTCATCGCATCATCAACTTGCAAATATGGCCGGACTTGCACGAAGACTTTTGTGCGAGCGAGCTAGGCTGGAGTGATTACGTTTACGGACTTTTCCCCGAAGGAAAAGACATAGACCGTCAGATCGTGCTCAACTCTCCCGCGATAGTAACGCCGCCCGAACTTAGGTCTTGGGTTCTTTGTTTTCCGACCGGCTACAGCCAGGATAAAAAGATCGACCCGCGAGATGTTATTACAGCCGCGCACCAAGTCGCAAACGGGAGGCCCGTTCTTTGCGCTGGCAAGGCCGCTCACGGCATGGCTGAATTTGAAAGCATAGAATATATGTGCGCGTATATCCGAGACGCCAACGAGGTTGTGACGATCAATACATCAACGAGCATACTTGCGTCGGCACTCCGCAAAAGCTGGGTTCATATCGCGGACAGCCCGAAGCACGATTTCACGCATCCAAACCAGCGGCGTATCGAGCGCAAGTGTTGACGCATTACCCACTTTGTGGGAATGCTCGACATATTTACTAACGATCTGGCCGCTATGCTGGACGATCTGCCGCTCGCGGTCACGTTCGGAGAGCGCAATTTTCTTGCGAACCGCACAACATACCGGCGCGACAACAGCCTGGCGGATGGCGGATTCATGGACTCGGCATCCATGACCATAACGGCGATCTACGACGCATTTGTGCAGACCATTTCTCTCGGTGACGTTCTCGTTATCGGTGGCCGTCGCTTTCGCGTTACGTCCGCAGAGCTTTCCCAAGACGCCGTATCGGTAGATTTCACGCTTGAGGACATTAACAAATGAGCATCTTTTTCCCAGAAGACGAGGGACGCGAAGTCCCAGAAGTAGACTATCAGCCAATTCTCCGCACCGAGTTGGTAACCGGCGCAGCGGGGCCGACTGGATCGCAGGGCGAGAAGGGCGACACGGGAAATACTGGAGCGGGAGTTGTAACAGGCGGGCTGACAGGTCAGGTTCTCGCAAAGAAAAGCAATGCGGATTATGACACTCAATGGGTAACTGGCGGCGGTGGAGGTGGCGCAGCGATCTGGGGCGGTATTACCGGCACGCTTTCAAACCAACTCGATCTGCAAGCCGAGCTTGACGGGAAGGCTCCAATATCAGGTATTTCACCAAGCGCGATTTCTGGAACCGCTGTAATTACAACAGACTCACGCTTGAGCGATTCGCGCACTCCCACAGGCGCAGCATCGGGCGATCTTGGTGGGACATATCCATCGCCTAGCGTTGTTAAGTTGCAAGGGTTCTCAGTTGCGACGGCAGCGCCGATTACTGGCCAATCTTTGGGGTGGACTGGCTCGGAGTGGAGCGCAGTCACGCCACTTTCAGTTGTGTCTTGGGGGGCAATAACCGGCACGCTCGCGAATCAGACCGACTTGCAAAGTGCGCTTGACGCAAAGGCACTCAAGATCACGGCTATCACGGCAGGCACGGGACTGACAGGCGGCGGCGACTTATCGCAGTCTCGCACGATCTCGATGCTGGCAGACGTTCCTGCGGACTCGCTTAATTTTAACGTAGCGGCAACCGAAACGGCAGCTATCGGAAAAATGTTTTGGAACACAACCGAAGGCACTCCGCAAGTCGGTCTGGCAGGCGGCAACGTGCAGCTTCAAATGGGATCAATGGTGGTCGCCTACGTCCGCAATGCAGAGGCAACAACTCTAAATAAAGGCGAGGTAGTCTATCTTTTCGGTGCAACAGGCAACCGCGCAAGCGTAAAAAGAGCATCCAATGTTGGAGACCCGACATCGTCTAAAACGATGGGAATCGTTGCCGAAAGCATCGCTCCGAACCAAGTTGGATTCATTGTCACGCAAGGCGTCCTTGACGGACTTTCACTTGGCTCTCCCTATGTGTCCGGAGACTCTATTTATCTCGACACGACACCTGGAGCATTTACGCGAGTTAAGCCAACGCAACCCGACCACATCGTTTTCATTGGAGTTGTAGAACGCGCCAATGCTGGCAACGGACAGCTTTACATCAAGCCACAAAATGGATTTGAACTTGAGGAACTGCACGATGTCTTGGTGACTTCCGTGCAAAACAACCAAGCGATCCTGTGGAACTCGGCTGTCACGCTTTGGACAAACTCAACTTTGACCGTAGGCACTATCAGCGGACTCTCAGCGGATCTCAGCGGAAAGGTCGGATCGGTAACGACCGGCATCACGGGATCGACTCAGATCACGAATATGATGCAGATCACGTCCGCTGGGTATTCTGCGATCACTTCGCCAGCAGCAAGTACTCTTTATATTATTGTCGGATGATTTTAACAGACTCCAGTACAGCAAAAATAGGTGTAACCAATGTTGGCACAATAGCGTCTGCAACGTCAGCATTCCGCCAGTTTATGGTTTATTCTGCGACGACCCTTTCGTCGGTTATTTCTGGCACTATAGGACTTATTAAAAATGGAACTGGTGCGCTTACGCTATCAGGAAACAATACCTATGCTGGGAACGCTGCGATTAACACAGGCGTATTAACGATCACCGATCTTACTGCGCTACCGGGTTGGAATACTAATGGCAGATATTCTGTCGAGTCTGGCGCAACGCTTGCTGTCTACAACGCAATAACCGATGCGAATGTTATCACAATTCTAGGAACGACTAACTTTAACGCAGGATCGGCTATAGGCTTCGATACGACATCAGGCAATAGGACATATCCAAACGCTATTATAAATACCGCTAAGGGTGCTTTGGGGCTAACCAAACTAGGAGTTAATACGCTGACGATCTCTGGCGCTAATAGCTATACTGGGCCAACGCTCGTTATCGCCGGAACTCTTGCGACATCAGCGGCTAACAGAATCCCTGATGCGTCTGCCGTTACGATCTTGTCTGGCGCGACAATTACTCTTGGAGGTGCGGATACCCTTGCCACTCTTGCTGGAGCTGGGACATTAACCTGTGGTGCAAATTCGTTGACTCTTAACTCAACGAACTCCGCGACATTTCGTGGGACTCTAACAAATACAGCGGGAACATTTACAAAGACTGGATCAGGGGTTCAAACACTTTCTGGATCAACAACTGTTTCTGCGCAGGTTCGACTTGATGCTGGTGGAATTATATCCAGCGGAACATTTACGCAAACAGCGGCAGCAAGTTCTCGTAACTTTCAAATAGCACTTAATGGAGGAACAACAGCAACGCTCACCGTGTCTGGTGGAACAATAACTATTACTGGATTATTCTTTGGAGATAATAACGGCGGATCAGCTACCGTTAATTGCAATGCTGGAACGCTTCAGAATAATGGAGAAACTTGGATGGCTGGTCTTGCCAGCACACTTAATGTTAATGGCGGAACATTTAATGGATCAGCTTATGATATTGGTGGTGGTGGTGGAACTACGACAAGTATTGTAAACATAATATCTGGTACATTTGCATTAACTGGTGGCCTTCGCTGGGGTATCGGCGGCGCGTCTGCAACCTCTGTAATAAACCTAGATGGCGGAACATTCCGTTGCAATAACTGGTTCAGGAATGGCGGAACGAATACATTCAACTTTAACGGTGGAACATTCACAACAACGACTAATAATTTAACGATAACTCAGCCGCTTATATCATTTTTGATTAAAAGTGGTGGAGCTATATTCGGAAATGCTGTTACGCTTATCTTCGATACTGTTCTAGCAAATGCACCTAGCGTTTCAGGGAATCTCGTAATGAATGGAACCGGAACACTGACTCTTCGTCAGGCCAATACATTCTCTGGAACGATCACGATCAATGCTGGAAGCCTTAATTTCGGCAATGGTTCTACAACTGGATCGGCTGGTTCAAGTAGCGGAATAACCAACAACGCAACGCTTACATTTAACCGATCAAACACAATGACGCAGGGGACAGACTTCCCTGTTATTAGTGGAATTGGAACTGCCGTTCAGTCTGGCAGCGGAACAACTATACTTGGTCTATCAAATAGTTATACAGGAGAAACTAGGATCAACGCAGGCATTTTGCAATTAGGTCATGCTGGTGGATTTGGTTCTGGAGATATTCGCTTTACTGGTGGAACGATGCGGTATGGCAGCGGCATTACAACAGATGTCTCATCGAGAATTGTAAATAACTCCTCCGC